CCAATGAGCAGATCGCCCTCGCCTTCAGGGTGCCTCTTCAAATCCTCGGTATTGGTGGCGCTCCTTACGGTTCTGCTGAATTGCTCATGCAGAGTTGGATTGCTTCTGGTCTTGGCTTCTGTCTCAACCACGTGGAAGAGGCAATGGGATTATTCTTCGGTCTCAAGGGACAACCCGATGAATATGTTGAGTTTGATACTGCTGCTCTGCTCCGTTCTGCTCTCAAGGACCGCATTGATGCTCTTGCGAGAGGTGTTCAAGGAGGTATCTACGCTCCGAATGAGGCACGCAATTCAGAAGGTCTCCCAGACGTCAAGTTTGGAGATGAGCCGAGAGTTCAGCAACAAGTCGTTCCACTTAGCGCCGCCGGTGCAATCCCCGCGGCTCCTCCGGCTCCTCCGGCTGCTGGACCGCCTGACGTAGCCGAGCCGCCGAAGGACAAGCCAAAGCCTCCGCCGCCAGATGCTCCCGAGAAGGGAATTGATTATGACAATGTCCAACGGGAAGTCCGAAACCTCCTTAATCTCACCGCATCCGTCGGAAGAGAGCGCAGGTGTCTTGCTCGACGCCTGGAGGATAGCGCTGGCGGAGACGCTTGACCGCCAGGAGGAACGTTGGGAGCAATATGTCAAATTGATGGAGGCTCAGTCCTCCGCCATTATCGCGAGATTAGAGGCGAGACTTGCCGCGTTCGATGGTCAGATCAAGGATCGCTTGGCCGAATTGAAGGATGGCAGAGATGGTGAGCAGGGACCTCCGGGCGAAACCGGTGCCAAGGGAGATACTGGCGAGCGCGGTGAGCGCGGCGAGCCAGGTGAGCTTGGAGCCAAGGGTGAAAAGGGCGATCAAGGTGAACCAGGCTCTCCCGGCCTCGTGGGCGAGAGCGGACCTCAAGGCGAAGTCGGACCTCGGGGCGAGGCCGGGCCACAGGGAGAACGTGGGGAAACCGGCGAAAAGGGCGATAGAGGCGACGTTGGAGAGAGCGGGCCAACTGGCCAACAAGGCGATCGTGGTGAGAATGGGCCCGAGGGACAGCGGGGTGAGAAGGGTGACACTGGTACCGACGGTGCACCTGGCGAACCCGGCGAGAAGGGAGACAGAGGCCATGACGGCGAAAAAGGTGAGAAAGGCGATCAAGGCGAGAAAGGTGAAACCGGCGAACAAGGTGTTCGAGGAACTCAGGGCGAGCGAGGTGAGAAGGGCGAACCTGGTCAGAACGGCCAGGATGGCCACCAAGGCGCGGATGGGAAACCGGGGCAGCTAACTCCCGTCAAGGACTTCATGGATGATGCTATCCATTACGAAGGTGACGTGGTCACGCATAAGGGCAGCATGTATCAGGCCAAGCGAGACACGGGCAAGACGCCTCCGCATAAGGATTGGGCTTGTCTGGCCGCCGCTGGTCATAACGCTCCGATGCCCATCATTCGTGGCACGTTCAAGGATGATGAGGCATATCTGTTCTTGAATATTGTGGCCCTTGGAGGCTCCAGCTTCATAGCCAGGGGAGACAACCCGGGCCCGTGCCCCGGTGACGGCTGGCAATTGATCGCTAGTGCGGGTAAACCAGGAAAGCCTGGCCCCAAGGGAGACCGTGGAGACCGCGGGGAGCGGGGAGCTACGGGCATGCCAGCCCCGTCCATAGCCCATTGGAAGGTTGACAGAGCCAACTACTCCTTGACCCTGATCATGGAGGATGGGAGGGAGCTTGAACCGATCCTCCTTCGAGGTCTCTTTGAGCAATACAATAAGGAGAGTTAAATGGCCGACAGGGTCATAGACGTTCTCACCGAGGCAACCACGTATGACCTCGTTTCTCTCGATGAGCTTAAGACCATGTTCGGTATTCTCCTTACCGATACAAGTCAGGATGCGATTTTGAGTGAGTACATCACTCAGTACTCAGACGTGATAGCCACCTATTGCAATCGCGTGTTCGCCTATGAGGAAGTCTCGGAGATTTGGCGATGCGTAGAATACGATCAGACCAACGGGATGACGAGACTGTTCATGAGCCACTACCCACTGGACGCCGCGAAGATCATCACGGTGGAGAGCCCAACCGGAGACGACTTAGACCCGGCGACATACGTGATCGAGAAAAAGAGTGGGAAGATCGAGCTTCTGGTAACCAATACCGAGCCGATCAAAGTGACATATTGGGGCGGTTATGCTCTCCCCACCGACACTCCTCCCGCACTCAAACAGGCCGCGATGCTGATGATCCGGGAGGGTCAGGCCATGATGCAGCGGCTCGCCGTAAGCGGCATTCGCAGCATCAGCCATAAGGAGAGCCGGGTGATGTACTTCGATGCCAACCAGCAGTTGGCCAAGGGTCCATCTGGAGCTACCGGGATGATCAATCAGGTCGCCAATAATCTCCTGATGCATTACGTCAGGTTGGAGGTCTAGTGTTTTCTATTACTCTGGATGCGGCCAATGTGATCGAAACTCTGGAGAGCATGGAGAAGCAGCTCGAGGAGTTCCCCACCTATATGGCCCAGACCCTGACGGAGTGGCAGACGGAGGATATGCACCGTCGCTATCCGAATATCAAGGTGACAGATCAATATGTTGAGACGGACATTTGGCCGACTTCGAGGACGGCCATGCAGGACACCAGAAGGGCGAGACAAATCTCCAGAGCCCACGCGACCCAGAGCAAGCCCACGTTTGTGAGGGTGAAGGGTCCGAGCAACAGGCCGATCCTGCGGCCTGAGCTCTACGATAAATTGGTGAAGCGAATGGAAGAGTGCATGGGAAAATATATCGAGTGGGAGACTGATTGATGGCGATCAATTTTTCCACGCTGGTCTACAGTCCCACCCAGATCGTCTTCGCGAGGCCGGTGACCTTCACGTCCACTTCCGGGGCCTCCTTCAGCGGGAGCGGGCGAGGCATCTATGACAGCCGCAGTCTCAATGTGGTGCTTGAAGACAACACGATTTTATCAGATCAACAGACCATCCTCGACATCAGAACCGTCGAGTATCCCACGCTGCCAGTACAGGGAGACTTTGTCAATATTCCGTATGAACCAGCCAGCGGACTTCCAGCCCTGGGTGACTTCGAGATCACTGACGTCTGGCATAATGGAGGAGGCGAGGTCACCTTGGCCCTGAAGGCGGTCAAGACTGCTCAAGTCGAGAGATCGAGGTGGGGGAGATCGATCGCATGACGATCGTTGAGACCCAAAGCTTTGCCCTCGATATTCGCGACGCTATGTTCAACATAGTCTCCGCCGACAGCTACTTCTCTGGCTACACGCTGCGCAAGACGAGGATGTTCCCGATCCAGGTGGACTTCATTCCATATCTAGGCATCTACATTGTTGATGAGCAGATGGTGCCGGATGGAGACCCCAACGCCGGTTGCGTCAGGTTCAACCATACCAGCCGCATAGGCTTCTCGATCATCCAGGCCAATAATGCGGCCATCCCGCTGGAGAAGGGTGTCGACGCAGCGTACTTGAAGGTGATGTCCCTGCTCTGGACCAATGCGAAGTTGAACAATGTGCTCAAGACCAACAACCCGGAGGGAGTTGGCTTCGAGGGTGTCACCAGAGGAGCTCGCCGCCACATCTTTGGGTCTACCGGCGCCAATAATGAGACACCTTTTGCCGAACTTCAGTATGAGGTCAGCGTCTTCAGCCGAAGCGAGTGGTATCCGGACATCACCGACCTGCTTAATGAGATCGACGTGACGGTGGCGGTCAATAATGCGGATGTTGATTGGGGTGGCAGTAGTCCGGCCGTTCAACCGATCACCATCCAGTACATGCTTCAAACCCTGAGAGAAGCGAGGAGGAGCTAATGGTCAGCACAGTCACTAAAATTATGCTGCCTGGAGACAGGATGCGTGCCCGCATTCAGCGAGTGAGGGACATGGCGAAGGTTCCAGGAGTTCGCGTGATGCCGAATGGCGGCGAGGGCTTTACGGCCGATGACATGCGCAGGTTGCTCAAGCATCCAAGCGCCGGACCTTTCCGTGCCGAGGGTGACATCGAGTGGCCGCTGGACACCTACACCCAGAGGAGGCTCGCCGAGGGCTCCATCAAATTATCCGAGGGCCACGATGACAAGCAGCATCGTTCCCGCAGCCAACACGACGCTGCTTGAGAGGAGTTGAACCATGCCGATCAGCTTTGCCAATATTCCTGCGAACATCAAGGTCCCGCTGTACTGGGTCGAAGTTGACCCGTCTATGGCTGGCCTCGCAACGATCAACTTGAAGGCGTTGCTGGTCGGCGTCAAGACCACAGACGGTACGGCAGTCACCGACACTCCGATCCCGATCGGGAGCCAGGCGCAGGCGGACACCAACTTCGGGCCCGCATCCGAGCTCGCCCAGATGTTCAAGGCGTTCTACGCCAACAACTTTGCGAATGAGGTTTGGGGCCTCCCGATCCTCGAGCCGGCCGCCGGCGTGGCCGCGACTGGGACCATCACGGTCACCACGCCTCCGACTACCGCCGGCACGATCCATCTCTATATCGCAGGAGCGCACGTCCCGGTCAATGTCTCAACGACAGATACCGCGACGACGATTGCTTCGGCGATCGCCAGCGCCATCAATACGTACGACGATACAATTGGCAATACAGTCCTGCCGGTCTCGGCGGCGGCTGCCACCGGTACGGTGACCTTGACCGCCCACTTCAAGGGCGTCAATGGAAATGAGATCAGCGTGCTGACCAACTATTATGGATCAGTGGGCTCGGAATTTACTCCTCCGGGTCTGGTCATGACCCTTCCGGTCGGTGGGCTCCTCACTGGAGGCACTGGCGTTCCGGTATTCACCACGGCAATCTCGAACATCCAGAAGATGGATTTCGAATATGTGGCGATGCCGTACACGGATGCCACCAGCCTGAACGCTTGGGATCAGGAATATGGCTTCACTGACACAGGGCGTTGGGGTTGGCAACGCCAGCAGTTCGGCCACGTTTTCTCCGCCAAGCGCGGGGCGTACGCCAGTCAGATCACCTTCGGCGACAGCAGGAACAGCGGCGTCGAGAGCATTATGGCCTTTGAGCAGACGGCCGTCTCGCCCATGTATGAGGTGGCTGCGGCCTACGCGGCCAAGGCCCAGCGGGCTCTGATCAATGACCCCGCGAGGCCCTTACAGACCCTCGCCTTGAACGAGATCAAGGGCTGCCCGATCAAGGACATGTATGACTTCCCGGAGCTGAATAGCCTCGCCTCCAACGGCCTGGCCATTCAGGAGCGTGGCAGCGATGGTCAACCGATGATCCTTCGGGAACAGACCACCTATCAGCTCAACCTTTACGGTCAGGGTGATGACGCCTATGAGCTCGTCACCACGCTGGCTACGCTCGCGAAGCTCTTGCGCAATCAGAAGCACGCGATAACCACCAAATTCCCGAGGAGCAAGTTGGCCGATGACGGGACCAAGTTCGGACCCGGACAGGCCATTGTTACTCCCGGCATCATCAAGGCCGAGCTGGTGAATGAGTACCAGATGGACATGTGGAATGGCTTGGTCGAGAACCTCAAGGCGTTCAAGGCCAACCTGATCGTGGAGCGCGATCCTAATGATCCCAATCGTGTCAACGTGCTCTATCCGCCAGACTTGATCAACCAGCTGCGTATCTTCGCAGTCCTTGCTCAGTTTCGGCTCCAGTATGATCGCGGCATCGACGCAGAGATCATCGGACAAGCGCCGCCTCCGTACCAGGCTGCTGGCGGCACTCCGGGTTGAGATGAGGAGGATAGACAATGGCACAACGCTTCGCAGGCATCGCCTTTCTAACCGTGGATGGCACTCAATTGGCACTCCGCGGAAACTTTACCGTTAGCCCAAGCGCGGTAGAGCGGACTATGATCGCTGGACAGGATGGCGTTCACGGATACCAGGAGCTGCCCCGCGTACCGTACATCGAGGGTGACGTGAGCACGATCCCAGGTCTCCTGCTCGAGGACCTCGAGGCTGAGATAGATGTGACCGTAGTGGCTCAACTCGCCAATGGCATGCAGTACACTCTCACCGGAGGCACCTGCAAGGCCGGTCTCGAGAATAATACTCGAGACGGCCAGGTTCGTGTCCGCTGGGAAGGTCTGGCCTGCCAGGAAATTTCCATCAGATAAGCAACAGACTGGGGTTACATCATGGCTACCACACTCGAGAAGGGTAATGGAGGTGTGAGGCAAGGTTTTGTTTCTCCTCCAGCGCCAGAGCCTTCGATCGTCGAGCAGCCATCTTCGACTGCTCCCCAGCAACCTCTCCCGTCTCAGATGAAGCCGGAGGCTCCAAGTCCAGAGCCTCCGGTGAGTGAGTATGATGCTCTTCGGAGAGAGCTCAAAGAAAAGGCTGAAGATTGGCCGATCACCGTTCAATTGCTCTATCGGCCCATTATGAACGACAGGGGAGAGCAGGTTGATCATCTGACCTTTCGAGAACCGAGAGCGTCGGAGATCAACAGGATCGGCAATCCCACGCGAATGCTGGCCGACGGTGAGATCATCATTGAAGAGCGCAAGATGACATACATTATGGGTGCGCTCTGCGGTATTCTCCCGCCTCTGCTTGACAATATGGACCCTCGAGATTGGAACAGCTGCGCCCTGAGACTTCGGAAATTTTTTTTACCCGATCTGCGGGCGTGGTGATTACTCTAATCGACGATGGAATGATCTTGGATTGTTATCGTCTCGCCAGCTACTATCACCTCGATCCGCGCATATTCCTAGATATGCCCATCAGCGAGGTGAGACTTCATCTCAGCAGAACAGCACAGCTAGAACGAACTCGCGCGCAAGAGAGCGGAGAGTGAATGCCTACTGAGCTCCAAGAGCTTCAGCTTCGCGTCTCGCTCATCAACGAGGCTTCGCTTGGCGTTGCGAAATTCAAGGAGGAATTGCAGGCGCTCTCTGGAGGAGAGGCCAAGAAGCAACTCGATGCTTTGAAGCGAGAGCAGCAAGAGCTGGCCAAGGCGGTCAAGGAGCTGTCCGAGCTGGCTGATGGAGGCACCAAGGCTCTCATTGGTTACGTCGCCAAGTTTGGAGCGGCCGGAGCCGCCTTTGGTGGTTTGGCAGCCGTTCTGGCCATTGGGCTCGGTAGTCTGAAAGAGTTTGGCGACAGAATGGTGGACTTGACGAACAAGGCCAAGGTCATCGGTATCGACCCGGCCGTGCTTCAAGACATCATTGAGCAGTATGAACGTCTTGGAATTACCGCAGAGGAGACCCAGCGCAATATGGCCGGTCTCTCCTCCGTTCTGGCCGAGGTCGGCAGGATCGGTGGCGAGAAGCGGATGCAGATGATCCAAGCCGGAGGTATGGCATACGGCGAGCAGATGGAAAAGTCGATCCAGAAGATCGAGGAGCAGACCACCGTCCAGGGCAAGCTGAATGAAATTCTGATCCAGTCCCAGAACGTCTATGACAACAGGTTGGAGGCCAGCGACGGCAATCAGGATGACGCCAACAAGGCCCAGAACGACTTCCTGAGGATGTGGGGCCTCGATCCGTCGGCCAAGGTCATGCAACATTTGACCGAGACGACGGAGGAGCGGAAGAAAGCCATGGCGGCCAGGGCGAAGGCGGCCGCAGAGTTCAAGAAGACGATCACAGAGGTTGGCCAGGAGTGGCAGGACTTCATGGATGACATGGCCGCCTCTGCCCTCAAGTCAGACGGAGTGATCATCCAGGGTCTTGAGCTCGCCCTCGATCTGGTGAAGCAGCTCCGGGAGTTGTGGAAGGAGCCGTGGGTCAAGGGCAGCGTGGAGAAGAGCGGCACAGAGGCCGGTTCTCCAGTGAATACGATAGACCTCTTGAAGGGCGTCGGCGTGGGTACCGATGCTCCGGCCACATTCAACCAGCGCTGGGACGCCCAGCAGCAGGGCGGAGCCTCGTTCAATGATCGCTTCGGAGATTGGGGTGGTCAGCAGGCCGCTCCCCAGCCGCTCATGTCTCCCGGGTCCTACACTAAGGACCTCGGTGATGGCTTCTCCACCCCAGGTTTCTCGAAGGGCTGGGAGTGGATGAGGCGGAGTGGGGATATTGAGGACCGCCGCGAAGTCGATCAATCGATGGGACAAGGCGAAGAATACCTGAAGATCATCGAGGAGAATACCGTCCAAGTCAAGAAGATGAATGACAACTTCAAGCTCCTCGATCAGGGTGAGGTTGAGTTGAAGGGCCTGGGCGGAGGCGATGCCCTCAAGGGCTATAGATATGGTAATGAAGGCGGCGGTCGATATGGCGGAGGCGGAGCATCCGGTGGATGGCGTGGTCGCGATGGCGGCGGTAGTCCTCCTGGTCCTGGCTCCGGTCGTGGCGCTGGCGACAGTTCTCCGGATACGGGCAAGGGCGGAGGAACGAGCACGGGCACGGGAGCCAGTGAGCCTGATCCGGGAGGAGACTACAGAGGCGGAGGAGCCGCCGGAGGAGTAGCGAGAGGCTACGAGACTAGACGAGGTGAGCGCGGAGAGTTCAACTACGCGGAGACTGGAGCTTTTGGGAAACCAGGCACCAATCAGACTTGGATTACACTGAAGAATGGCCAGAAGGTCCAGGTCAATGCTGCCGGAGCCGAGAAGTTTAAGGGCCTATTCAATGACATGATCGATCGAGGCTATAAGATCAACTCGATCGGTGGTTACAGCTACAGGGGAAAGGCCGGTGGCGGAGGTATGTCGGAGCATGCTTGGGGCACTGCTGTTGACGTCAATCCTGGTCGCAACGCTTTCCGTGGCAGAACGACGGATATGCCGGATGACATTGAGGACTTGGCCTGGAGCCATGGGGTCTCTTGGGGCGGTCGCTTTGGAGACCCGATGCATTTTGAGATTATGTCTCCGGAGGCCGCAGCCCATAAGCGCCAGCTTCTCCAAGACCGAGGTTTGTTGGATAAGTATGCCGGTACAGGAGACAAGAGTGTTCGGACGGTAAAGGTAGATCAGAGCGGTACTTTGACTGCCGATGTAAATGCGCCAAAGGGAACCGACGTCAAGGTAGAGGGCGGTGGCGCCTTCACCAAGACTGAGACTAATAGGACGATGCCTTTAGATGCCAACTGAGACTGAAGAACTAAGGCTAGTCATTACGCTGACCGATAACGCCTCGGCCGGTCTAAGAGCATTGAAACAACAACACGCCGAGTTGGGCAGCGGAGCCACTGCCGGCCACGTGGAGAGCTTCAAGAAAAAGCACAATGAATTGGCCAAGCAGATAAAGGAGATGACAGAGCTCGCCACTGGAGGCGAGAGGGCCATGCTCGGTTTTATCGGAAAGTTTGGCGTGGCTGGTGCGGCAGTCGTAGGCTTCACCGCTGTGGTCTTGAAGGGTCTTGAGGGTTTGACCAAATATGCCGATAAGGTGACCGACCTCAATAACAAGGCCAAGGTGATGGGCGTTCATCCCGCGGTCTTGAAGAGCATAGAGGAGCAACTGGAGCGGATAGGAATATCTGCCGAGACGGCTGATCAGACCGTAGCAAAGTTCAATGAGAAGTTCGCCCTGATGGGCAGGGTCGGAAGCCGTGAGCACCAGGAGCTCGTCAATAAAGCCGGTCGCTCCTCAGAGGCGATGGAGCAATCCATCCAGAAGATACTCAATCAAAAGACCGAGGTGGCCAGGCTCAACGAGGTGTTGGCTCAGGGCGAGATCGTCAAGGCCAATTATCTCAAGGATCACAACAACAACATCGTGGCCGCTACCCAATTCCATAAGGAGTTTTTGGCGGAGTGGGGTATCGACCCAGAGTTTGCTTTGGTGGGGAAGCTCAAAGACGTAAGCGAAGAGGAGATGGCTACCTGGGACAAGCGCCAGAAGGCCGCGCTTCAATTCAAGGCCGGCATCGTGGACCTCAAGCACGAGTGGGCTGACTTTATGGATGACGTCAAGTCGTCCGTGCTGGCTCCAGATGGGTTGATCGTCACAGGATTGCACGAGGCCATCACTCTCACGAAATTCCTGCACGAATTATGGGAGAAGCCGCTGACCAAGCAGGTCGCTCAGGGCACGTGGGACGCGATGAAGTTCATGATCCCCGGCGTTAATACCATTCTGCTCTACAAGAACCTCGGCAAGCTGAGCGACTATCTCTCGGGTAAGACCCAGCAGACCAGCCAGAAAAATATGGGTGACGCGCTCGGGCTAGATGCACTCGGAGGTCCGGCCAAGCCTGGCGAGGAAGGCAAGGCGACCCATCTGCTCTCGATGATGGGCGATGATGCTGAAGAACATAAGAGAAGCACCCAGGAGAATACCGCGGAGCTGAAGAAGCTCAACGATTACTTCACGCGCCAGCAGTTGGAGGAGGAAGCTTACACCGGAGCCGGCTATATGACTGGGGCTGGACCAGGTGCGCCAACCGGTGCGCCCACCAGTGGCCCAGGCGGTGGCTTGGCCGCTCCAGGCGGAGGTCCGGCCGCTCCCGGAGGCGGGCCTGCCCCGGCGGGTCTCCCGAGTGTCCCTGGCGCGGCTCCAGGTGCCGCCGGAGGGTTTCCGATGGGCGGGGCTGCCCAGAAGGCCGCCGAGAAGTCTTTCGGCCTGCCCTCATTTGGCACTGAGGGACGAGGCACGCTGAAGGGAGAATTGGGGCTTGACGCATTCACTCGAGGCGCTCCGGCGAGAGGTGTGCTCGGAGCCGGAGCCGAGGGAGCCGCTGCCCAATTGGACGAGGGTAACAAGACGCTGGCCGAGCAGCGCGCTCCGTACATCAAGTATTTGAATGAACATCCAGACGTGAAGGCCAAGATGGCCGGCCTGTTGGTTTCGGAGGAACCTTCAAGAGAAGGTAGGACCGGAACGGCAGAGACGCTTCTCAACAGGATGATCTCTCATAAAATTCCTCCGGAGCAGATGGCGACTTCTGTGGAGGGTTTGGCGTCTGGTCGAGGCGTCTACTATGAGCCTCTTCGACCAGGAGGCACATATGGGAGATCGGCGGCAGAGCTCGCCAGAAATCCTCAGCTGATGAAGGAGACGCTCGCAGATATTGACCGCGCGGCAACCTCCAATATATCCAACTACGGTACCCAGAATGCCTCGCTTGGGGTGGCCGAGAGAGCCCGCAGGCTCCAGACCATTACGAAGGAGGGTCAGCAAGGCATCAGTGACACTTGGTCGAGGAAGGACGTTCACCCCGAGGAGCATGGAGCGCTGACGGTCGCGCGTGAAAAGGAGTGGTATGAGCGGACCAAGGCTGCGGAGGCTGGCGATCGAGCGATGGTGGACAAGAGGTCAATCAAGACCGTGAAGGTGGACGCCCAGGGCAAGGTGGCGGTGAATATAGGTGGAGGAGGCAATGACGCCACGTTGGGCAGCACCGGTCTGTTCAAGTCGACCACTCCGGAACGTCAGGCCCAGATGGAGCCGGCGAAGGTCGGGCCAGATGCTCCGGCTACTTTCAATGAGAGGTTCACTGGGAAGAAAACTGGAACGGATGACTAATGTCTACGATCAAGGACATACACCTTCCCTTCCGTGACGCGTGGGTACCGGCGTCCTTCCGGGGCGCACCATTCTTCGTGGAGGCCACCAGCAGGGATAACGGCCGAAGGATCATTACGCATGAATTTCCGAAGAAGGACATTCCATATTCGGAGGACATGGGTCGGAGGGCCAAGACCTTTACCATCAGGGCGTACTGTATCACATATCCGATAACCCTCGATGGTGACAATGCGAACCTGTATAATGTGGACTATCGTGTGGTCAGGGACGCTTTGCTCACAGCTCTGGAGCAGCAGGGACCTGGTACGCTGGTGCTCTCCACGCTGCCTCAGGAGAATGTGGCCGTAACTCGCTACAGGCTGAGCGAGGAAGATCGCTTTGGCGGCTACTGCACATTCGATATAGAGTTTGCCGAGTTTGGCCTGCCGCCGCAGTATCTCACGCCCAGCCAGAATACCGGTCAGGCTCTCGATACCGCAGCCGATACGCTTCGCGCACAGATCGCCGCCGGCAAGGCTGGCCCGGAGCCTCCGCAAGAGAGTGCCACGTTCAATGAGCGCTTTGGCGATTGGAATAAGATGGTGTATAGCCTGAGGGTGTGATGGATAAGCCGGACGCAGTGGAGGCCAATGGCATTCTTCAGCGATTGCTGGTCAATCTCCTTGGGACGATCAAGGACAAGGACACGCCCGGAGTTCAGGCCAAGATGGTGATCGGTTGGACGGAGGCCAACGGGCTGTCTTTGCTCTACTACAACCAGATATGGACCCCGCTGGACGCGTGTTTCAATATGACCCGAGAGGCCGGATCGACGCTGACCCAGATGGAGGAGGTCAGGCGCCTCATCGATGTGGAGACGCCCACCACGCTCGGAGCCACGCTGTTGAAAAATCTGGCCATCCAATTGGCACTCTGCCAAGAGGGCAAGATCATCAGGAATATGACCTTCAAGAGCAGGCAAGACGTCGATAATCTTTTGGATGCGATCCAAATTCCATTTAACACTTCGGAGGAGATCGCGGCCGATACGATGGACCCGATGGTGTATCGCTACCTCGTGGAGCTTAGGGCGGCGATCGTAAACTTTCTGGTGTCCTCTGCCAGACCTCTGCCGGCCATGCTCTCCTATTGGTTCGCACAGCCGCTGCCCAGTCTGGTCATCTCCCACAAGCTCTATGGAGACGCCAGCCGTTACGACGAGATACGCAATGAGAATAAGGTAGTTCACCCGGCATTCTGCCCCACCGATGGTCAGGCTCTGGCGCAATGATATGGACAGGCTCTACGTTTCTCCGCTCCCTACGTCTCAGGCCGATGCCAACGTCTCTGAGTACACCGTGCCAGTCAGGCCGGCCGATACCCAGTGGGGAAAGGAGCAGGCCACGCTCATCGTTGACGGGATCGATTTCCAGTTCTGGGAGAGCGTATTCGTTCAGCTGAGGTGGGGAGACGCGTGGAGTTACTTTCGCTTCACCAGCGTGGAGCGCGATGCTCCTCCTGGAGATTTCTCGCTGCCAGCGGTGGCCACATGGTACCAAAACCCGCAGTTCATGCCAGGTGCTCCGTGCGAGATAAATCTCGGAGGAGTGCCGATCTTCAAGGGCTACATAGAGACGAGGCAGGTCGCCTATGACGCCATGCGCCACGGCATTGAGCTCTCGGGCAAGAGTTGGACGGCTCCGATAGCCAGGAGCAGCGTGAACAACAAGAACAGCAACTTCGATGGGTTGACTTGGAAGCAGGTGGCCGACAAGGTGACCGGGGCCTATGGGATCAAGGTCATTCCGATCGGGAGCCTCAACAGTATTCCGTTTGACAAACTCTCTAACCAACCGGGAGAGCAAGTATGGGACTTCCTTGAGCGGATCGCTCGACCTCGAGGTATTATCCTCGGTTCTGACAGCTTTGGCAACTTTCTGGCTATCGGTGATCATTCTATGCCGGTGGTGAACACCCAGCTCATCGAGGGCCAGAACATCAAGGCGATGCAGTGCGTGATCCACAAGGACCACGTCTACGAGGAATATCAGACTACCGCGCAGACCTCGGCCAGCAATGACAACGCCTTCACCAAGGCGAGTGAGCTCTGGGCGAGCTTCAAGGGTACCGGCTACAGGGGCAGCATGTTGCTCACGCCATCGGAGCAGCCGGTCAAGAACGTGCAAGAGGTGATGGATCGAGCCAAGAATGAGGCGCTGTGGCACGAGGGTCCTCAGATCGAGGCCACCGTTACCGTGCAGGGCTGGTTCAGGGATGACACCAGTCTGTGGCTGCCCGGAGAGAACGTCTTCGTATATTCTCCGATGTGCCCTTTGAATATGATGATGAAGATACAGGACGTCACGTTCACTCAGGACAACAACTCAGGTACTCAGACGACCATGCTCTTGAAGCAGCCGTGGGCGCTGAAGGATCAGGGCCTGTTCAATACCGCGGCTCCGGCGTCCACCGCCACCAAGCCTCCGGAGGCTACCAAGCCCGGAGAAGAAACCAAACCAGCACCGTGAGGTGAACCATGCACAGGGCAACTCCGATCAACTCCTCGTTCCGCGCCTTCGTGGCCGGAGGAGCTCGCGCGACCATTCCGGAGGTCGACGACAGCAAGTGGATGCAGGAAACCAAATTCAATGCCTCGTATAACGAGAGCAACCAGACCGGCAAGAATGTGGAGGCTCCCCAGAACTTCGGTTTCACCAGCGTGGTGATGGACGCGGTCAAGGACGCTACCGGCAAGATACAGAGTTGCGCCGAGACCTTCGTGCAATACATCGGAGGCAACAGGAGCTTCCCGGTGATGCAGAATATGGATGATCGCCGCCACAGGCTCACGGATATGTTGAAGGGTGACAGCGGAATGTTCTCGACCGTAGGTCGCATGCTCCAATCCCACCTCAACCAGGATGGCATGTTTCACACCGGTCCCAGAGACAAGACCGTGCGAATGCAATTGGTCGACAAGGACAGCCAGGACGACAATCAAATCCAGCAGGGTCAGGTGCGCACCATGCTTCGCAGAGCAGGTGTGTCACAGCAAGAGATTGACAGGGTCATGCCGCTCGATACTTCTGGTGGAGGAGGAGGCGGATCGAGCGGAGGCGGCGATCAGGAGATGGGCCAGAAGTCGCTCTACAAGGATGGCCAGCAGAGCTTCCGCTTCGTTGACGTGACGAAGGACAAGACCCGCATGGGCGGGACGCAGTGTCACATGATGCTGGATGACAATAAGACCTATGTGCACGCCCACTCCGATAAGAACGTCTACGTCGGGGCTGAGGCTGGCAAGGCGACCTTCGACTTTCTCGTCACGCTCTCTGGCCCTTGCGTGAACAGCAAGGGCAAGATTGGTGGGTGATCCCAAATGGTCATCATCCCTCCAGACATCAGGCTCGTCCAGAACGCGGCCTTCCCGAAGTATTCCGTAACGATAGATTGGCAGCTACTCGATGATGGAACACTCGATGACACTATGGCACTTGCAACTGCAGTGGTGGTCGCTCTCGGTACTAACGCTTTGGCAAGCGTCGATGACCGACTACCTGACCCAGATAGCACTGATCGAGAAGGTTGGTGGGGAGATTATGAAGCAGATGTTATCTGGAACGCTTGGCCAATCGGAACGAAGCTCTGGCTCCTGCGCCGTAGTGCCATTGAGAGCACGCAGGCGAAGTTCGGAGCCACCCAAACTTGGGTTATGAATTATATTCGCGACTGCATCCAGCCATTCGTTGATCGTAAGATCGCCAGCCGCTTTGAAATACTGTCCGTGAGAGTTGACAGGCAGCAGATCGATGCCTTGATCAGGCTCTATCGAGGACCTCGCTCGGCCATCGACCTTCAATATCAAGTCCTCTGGGATGGGATTATGCCGTAATGCCGTGGTCAACGCCAACCCTCCGGGAAGTCCGCTCGCTCGTCAGGGACAGCATCCACGGGTCGCTGCCCGGAAGTGACGCAACCATTCCCAACAGCGTATTGCGGGTGATGAGTGACGTCCAGGGAGGTCTCTGTTTCCTGACGCTGGAGTACGTTGATTGGCTGTCTCTCCAACTCCTGCCGGATACGGCCGAGACGGAGTGGCTGGATCGCCACGGCGATATTTGGTTGGTCAATGCCGACGGCACCACCGGGAGAAAGCAGGCCACGCTGGCCACCGGCATCATTACGGTGACCGGCACGGTGGGCAGCACGGTCCCCGCTGGAGCCCTGCTCGGGCAGGGAGGCTCCAGCTCCAACGCTACCTATCAGGTCACCACCATGACCGTGGTTGGCTCCGGGCCAACCCAGGTCCCGGTTACCGCCCTGGACGCTGGTACCGTCGGCAACCTTGAGCCGGAGGACACGCTGGCATTCCTCGTTCCTCCTCCGGGAGTGGATGCGACGGCCACGGTCATCACCATGGACGGCGGCGCGGACACGGAGACCGACGAGGAGCTCAGGACGCGCATACTTCGCCGCATCCAGATGCCTCCGATGGGAGGGGATGCCACCGACTATGAGCAGTGGGCGCTGGCCGTTCCGGGCGTGACCAGGGCGTGGGCCTCGCCCAATGAGATGGGCATCGGGACCATGACCGTCCGCTTCCTGATGGATGATCTTCGCGCCAGCGACGATGGGTGGCCGACCCAGGCCGACGTCAATACCGTGGCTGCGTACATCGACAAGATGAGGCCGGTCACGGTGAAGGACTGCTACGTGGTTGCTCCGATCAAGCAGTTCATCGACGTTACCATCTCCAATCTGGTGCCGGATACGCCAGACGTTCGCGCCGAGATACAACTCTCGCTGCAGAATATGTTGAAGGTCAAGGCGGCTCCTGGCCAAACCATCTACACTGCGTGGGTGTCCTACGCAATCATGAACGCGCCGGACGTTCAGACGTTCGAGCTCGTGACCAATACGGACTACGTGATGGCTTCTCCGGGCAATATGGCAGTGCTTGGGACCATCCTCTATGAGTGACCGCCACGTCAGAAGGAGCGGGAGTGACTATAGGGACGCATTCTTCGCGATGCTCCCCAATGGGCAGGCCTGGCCCAAGCACGCCATAGGCAGCGTGCTCTTTGAGACGGTGGACGGGCTGTGCAACTATTGGGGCTTTGTGGATGGTCGGGCAGCCGACCTGCTGGAGCGTGAGAGCGACCCCAGGCAGACGGTAGAGTTACTGCCGGACTGGGAGCGCAACTGGGGTCTACCCGATCCGTGCTATACCGCTCCCCAGACCGTCGCCCAGAGGCAGGCCGCACTCGTCGCACGCATGACGCTGTGGGGCTCTCAATCCAGACAGTTCTACAAGGACTTCGCCGCCCAGCTTGGCTACAGCATCACCATCACGGAGTATCGCCCGTTCATGGTTGGGATGGATAGGGTTGGCGACAGTCGCGTCTATGGTGACGGCAGCGTTCCTTATTTTAATGATAA